GCTTCGGCTTCCGTAGTACCTGCCGTAATGTTACCAGCCAATGCCTCTGCTTCAGCGTTTGATAGAATGAACCCTTCTGCTGCGGCAGCGTCTTTTATTTCTTGAGTGCTGAGTGCAAAGGGATCAAACGTGGTTATAGCTTTACCTGACTCCACGGCCTCAAAATCTGCACCACCTTGGCCTACACGGTTATAATCACTATCTTTAAGTGCATACCCTTCAGCAGCAGCTACCGCTTCCAGTTCTTCTCGCGTAAGTTGTCGGGGATCTATATAGTCGGGTATATCTGCTTTATTATCTTTATAGTTGATTACTTCTTGCGGTGTAGGGGTGTATCCTAAGTTGTTAAACATAAGACGAGTTGCATCTATTTCTTTACTTCTTAGATCTACCGCACCCCCAACTAGGTTTACGTAAGCCGTAAACTCGTCCTCACTAAGCCCTGCTACCCCGTCAGTATCAAGTTCTTCGAGAGTAGCTAGGTCTAACTGTTCAAAGTCTGGGTTTTCTGCTTCCCAAGCCTCCATAGCTTGGTCTCGTTCCGTAAGTTCTTGCCCTGTAAGTACGCCGTCACCGTTAACGTCAAACTCAGCGTCAGAAGGAGCACCGTATATATTCTTACCCACCTCTGCAATGAGGTCTTCCATGTGTTCTAATTCGTTGCTATCCCCAGCAAGAGCTTCAATTTGTGCTGGTAGCAGATCTACTCCTAACGCACCCGCAGCATTAACAACTTCTGTCTCCGTCAGGTACCCTGCATCGTAAACTTCATTAACTATATTATTTTGTATTCTAGGTTGATCTACGCCAAGAGAAGTCAAAGCTTCTTTTAGACCTTCAGCTATACCAAGTGGGTCTGCACCTCCCTCTATGGCTACATCAGCGTCTAACTTTACTTTGTTTATTTGTGGGTTAGCGTTAATAAGAGCGTTAGTTACAAAATCAGTAGCCGCTATACCTGCACTTGTAGGCCCGCCAATTAAAAATGCAAGCATCCCGCTTTTGGTCATGTTACCTACGGCATCTCTAGATATATCTCCTAGTTCGTATAGCGCGTTTTCAACAACAGCAGTTACACCAGTCTCTTCAATTAATTCAGTAAACCCTTCTTTTAAAAATACTTCAGTAATCTCACCTACACGATTTACAGCTTCCCCGAGGTAGGTACTGATAGTTTCTTTTACATTCTTTGGCGCATTTTCAAACACTGCTCCACTTATGTCGCTTATGAAGTCATCAAAAAAATCTTCGGCAGTGGCTACGCCTGACCCAACAGCATCCGACGCTGATTTGCCACTTTTACGTAGGTAGTCTTCGAGGGCATTGCCTCCGAAAAACATACCTCCTGCTGCAAGTAATGTGCCTGTGGTACCTGCTTTTATAGCTACAGTTTGAGCCGCATCTTCCGCTTCTTCTTGGGTATAGGCTTTACCCGTTTCTTTGTTTATAGGAGATTTTCGTAAAAGGAGTTTTTGTACTTCTTCAGCTTCTTCTTGGGTATAGGGTTTTCCTGTTTCTTTATTTACCCGCCCCTCAGCTACGAGCATCTGCTTTACAGCTTCTGCTTCTTCTTGTGTGTAAGCCCTTCCTGTTTGTTTGTTTATCTCTTCTTCAAAAAGCAGGCTATCTAACGCTTGTTCGTACGCACCACCAGCGGCACCGAAACCAGCTTCCGCGAGGTCTAATGTAACGCCGGTACCGAAACCAGCTTTACTGGCTATACGCTCCGCTACCTCTTGGGCTACTCCTTTTAAGGCAAGTGCCCCTCTAGCTGCTGAAGCTGTTCCTCCAGAAGCTATCAACAGAGGAATTTCTTGTGCCATCTCAACGCCGACGTAATCAATTAGGAATTCAGTAGGGTGGTCTACAAGTGCCCCAAATATAGCTTTAGCAGAGTCTTCAAAACCCTTCGCTTCGCCAATACGTTGTTCTATGTCTTTTAAGCTTTCTTTGAAATCAGCGTCATAGGTATCATTACCAAGGGCTGCAAGTTCACTACCAAGTTTATAGAGTGATGTATCTGCGGGATTACTCCCCATCAAAGCTACTGCCCCAGAGGCTGTCTCCATTAAACCACCAGCAGCTTTTAATAGAACTGCTTGAGAAGTCTGCATGTAATCGCTTTCGTAATACTCTTCAGCAGTCTGTAGCATAGCGTTCAAGCCTTTCTTGGCGGCTTGTGCTTTTATATCTGTCTCAGGAGCGTCCTTAAAAAGCTCGTCTACATCCCCCTGTAAATCGTTTAGGAATCGCCCAACAGGTGTTTCAGGTTCCCACTGAGAATATTGATTACCATCGTTAGCTGCTTTTTCAGGATCAACCAAAGCGTTTTGTTGAAGTATTTGGTCTTGAACAGTATCTTCAGGGAACCCAAACGTTTTAGATATAGCACTGATTTGTTGGTCAGAAAGTTCTAAATAGTTTTCTCTAGCGGCAGCGACAGCTTCTGGGCTTAGATCTGAAGGAGACCCACTGAACAAGATTCCAATAGCCTCGGCTACAGTGTAATTACCGTCGTATAATCTAGGTATTATCCGTAGCATCGGGTTCGGATTACCGTGATCGTTTTGTCGAACGCCTCCTCGATACTGGTCTACAAGATCCCGAAAAAGCTGCTGACTGTATTGGTATGCCCCCGTTCGCGTTACGGCTGGGTCCACTTTTATATCATCCCACGCATCTTCAAGGGACTGTGGGTTGTACTCAGCATTAGGAATGGGTTGAGGATTACTTGTGAGTCCTGACGGTGCACTTAACCCTGCTCCTACGAGCATGTCTGTATAAGCGGCTGGATTAAAACCAGAGCTACCACCAGAGCTACCACCAGACGTCCCCGTGCTTGCAGCAATATCTGCTTCGTAGGTGTTTTCAAAGTTAGAATCTACGTAGTTTCTATAAGCTTTTACTACATTGTCCCACGTAGTAAGTTCAGTGTCGGTTAGCTTGCCGTCACCATTTGTATCGTAAGTTTTCCAGTTTGGAGCTGCCATATCAGTTTGCTATTAGCACCCCCTCAAATGAAGCGCCGACGACTACGTTGGTGGTATCGGAGCTGGCTCGGCATTCTATATCTGACTTTTCAGTAATGCCGAACGGGTAATTGAAAGGTAGTACAAGTAAGTTGCTCTGTACTGTCTGTATGATCTTTGTGCGAAACGTGTTTGAGCCAAAGTCTCTAGTCACGAACTTAGCGGTTACGTTCTTGTTAGCGATAGCAATAGCTGCTGTAAACGTAACATCATCTAAGAATAACGTGAATCCTGCAGGTACGGTATACACTGACATTTGGCTTTGGTTGTCGCCTTGTACAATCTGGCCGTACGTTATTCCGGTAGGTACCCCACTACTAACCCCACTATTAGCGACATAGATCGTACCTGCAGCAGTGCCGCCTGATCCTGAAGTAGCAACAAATATGCGGTTAACTCGCAACCAGCCAGAAGCATCGCCAATCTGCACTTGAGTCTGCCCATTCATATTGACGGTAACGGTCTGAGCTGCGTAGTTCTCGTCTACCCCCTCAACGGTTACGGTCTGTGCACCCGTACCTGCACTAGTATCTGCTGCACTAGAGCTACTGATAAACGCAGTGAACGCGGCTGCAGGCCAAGGATAATTACCCCCAGTGCTCCATACCGTCTCTTCAGTACCATCAACATCTGGATTGGTGCCGAACTTGTACAACGTAGAAGCACCAGCTATCTGGCCTTTAGCTACTTGTAACTCGTATGGTTCTTGGACTGCCATAGCGTTTCTCAGCGCGTTATCTAGTTGGTTAAAGTATATCCGTAATACGTTATTGAACTGCTCAAACGACTCTTGATTGTACACTTGAGGCGCGTACGGTAGAGCTGGGGCACGAAATGAGACATCGTATCTAGTGTTATCCCCAGCCATTAGCGTCTTCCATCAGGCCGCATATCCAACCTAGGTGAGCCTAACTGCCACGTTACACCTGATTCAGTAGACTCGATCTTCATCACCATCTGCCGCCCACGTACCCGAGTATTCAACTGTCCGGTAAACTTCTCTATCGGTAGTACAGCGGATCGAACAATCGTACCATCATTTGACCCACCTACCGAGGCAGGGGAGTTGTACCCTGAACCAGAGTTCTGCATGGGTAACAGCGTCATAGTGGCGCTAGGGTTAGCGGCTGTAGACCCGTCAAACGTGATATCAGGAAGTACGCGCCAAATAAAGTTGAATTGATGTCCGTCATCTAGATCGAACTCAGCGGTAGAGGCATAGGCATGGATAGCCGCACTGTCCCCTAGCTCATTATTATCGACGCCTTCTTCCTGATTCACGAGATTGTTATTGTAAGTCGCTGCCAACGGAAAGTCTCGTAGTCCCGAATCTAACCATGCAGTACGATCCATCGTGCCGTAATACCAAATGTTATCCAGATAGTTATACACAACGTATCTATCTGCCGTGCTTGTATTCTTAGAGCAGTAGAACCACCAGACTTCATGGTATGCCTCTACAGTGCCCGAAAACACTTGGCGGTACTGAGCAGTGTTAAAGTCGTTGAATACAAACTTACGTAGGTTACAGGGTAGTGGCTGTGTACGTCCGTCGTACATATAGAACTTATCCACACCCATCCAGTAGGCCACACCATTGGCGTACGCTACCGCATTTTGAGAGGCTATGGAGATGTTTTCACCGACAAGCTGCGCTCCCCACACTACTGGGGCACCGACGTACTGGAGGGCATATAAGGCCGAATCTGACCATACTAGGACTTCCTGACGGGCTTGTTTGGCCGCTACAATCTCTGCCCCACGCGATAGCTGAAGGCTACCTGCTTGGTTTGTTGCCGCAGGAGTCCACTGGGTAGCGTTCTCTTGGTCTGACCAGCGAATCAACATTGGGTTTTTAGTTGCAGTAGCTAAGTCGTTACAGCCAAAACAGAATACAAAACGGCTAATATCTGACACTAAAATAAGGTCTTGTACGCTTGGTACGTTCGCTCCTACAGGGGATATTGAGGCCAATGTAACACCCCTAGAATTAAGCCCTGCCGTGGCATCCCAGTAGTATATAGGCCCACCACGAGGTCCAAATATAAGGTCTTCACCAAAGTTTATCTGTGACCATAGGCGTATCTGGGTGTTAGATGTACCACCAGTGCCCCATGCTCCAGCGCCCCACGAACCCGCTCCCCAACCCGTTAAAGGTATTACGTAAGCCGATCCGGTATTAATTTGGTAAGCAGCAGATACTGTACCGCCCCCAGTTGCCGCAGAAGTGGCGTTACTAGAAGCTGTTATGAAGTACCTATTAGTGGCTGTAGTGTCTATGGTGATCTGAAATTCACCGTTTAAAGTAAGCCCACCAACGGCAGATGCACCCGAAAAGGTGACGAAATCGCCTGATGTGTAGCCCCCATTAGCGTCTAAAACGCTGACCGTAGGAGAACCACTTGTGGTGGTAAATGGGTTAGTAAGGCTTACAGTAGCCCGTAAAGGCGTTATGTCGTTGTACGCACCGCCATTCTCGATATAGAACTTGAGGTTAGTGCCTACACCGATAAGGTTCTGACTGCCTAACGTTACCCAGTTCCACAAAGAACGGCAGACGCCAAGAAAGGTAGCCTCGGATATACGCTGCCACCCACCAATCTTCTCCGGTGTACCTTGCCTGAACCGTATTTTATCGGATTCGTACCATCCACCTTCGCTGGTGTAACGAGTATTCTCCCGATTGACTCCCGGTTTTAACGCTAGTTTCTGTAGTGGCATAAGGAACCCATCACATTGTCTCGCCAAATACCGGCGGTAGGGTTGTTACTTGGATAGAAGTGCTCTGCTTCAAGTTTAAAGAAGCGCCGCAATCGGAACAAGTATCTGCTTCTAATTCGTTCTCGTCTACATCATATCCACATTCGGCACAGAGTATTTCTATCTCATGGGCAGGTTCTACGTTACCGTCAGCCAATGCTTTTGGTGGGTGTGACGTTTTCATCGTTGTTGGTACTCCCCAGAACTAATCATTTGGCAGACTTCTAACGAGCGGTCACCAACTTGTTCCGCCCAGCGACTACGGTAGAACTCTTGTCCAGCCTCTTCGTAGTTACCTGTAGCCATGTGGCCTAAAGCCTTAACGAACGTCCGTAATCGGGTCTGCCCAATGTTAAATGACAAGTCAATCAGGGCGTCTTGTCGCACGCTGTCTAAGTCTTTAAACCACTCGTACTCACCCAGTAACTCTTGTTGACACCGCATTATGTCGTTCTTTAACAGGTATTCAACTTCATCGTTGGACAAGCCAAGGCCCGACTCACTGATATTCCTACCAACGCCAA